TATCAATTTATCCAGCCTCCATTTGGTCATTGGTTTCCTCTTTTTTTGGATATGGCAAAATTTTATAATTCAACAGATTTAACAAATCTTTGCGGCGTTTCTTTTTTGCATTAAATAAAACGTATCGATGCTTCCTTGGCCGATCTGCATAATAAACATTGTTCTTTCCATATGTATCTCTGATCTGTTTCATGTTCATACCGTGTGCGTATGTTGTATGATGTTGATGCTCTAGACCTTTGACCTTTGGGTCTTTGAACTTTGCAGACAAGCCACAGTAAAAAAAGTTTGACGCCTGATAAATTGTGCCAACGTGACCAGCGTCTATTTCTGCAAACGTGACAATAATTTCTTTGTCCACCATTTTGAGTGATTTAGAAATTAAAAAACTTGCAGCGTTTTTAGGTGCATCGTCCTCTGTCCACAAACGGGTAAGCTCATAAACATTGTCAGCATTATCGTCTCCGCACACTCCACGTCTCAAAGTGGTTGAGGCGCTAATCCCATAAGTCACAATGCCAATCATTTTGTCTCCATCAAATAAACCAAACGGCATACTGATTGGTGGAACACGATGCATATAATGTTTATCAATTATTATTGGCAAAGCAGATCGCCGTGTTATTGGCTTTACAATTAAATCTGATGTCTTAGTCATCAAAAAACTCCAGCACTTGCTTCGACGCATCGCCTGCGCCCTTTCCCACAATCACAGTGTGGCCCACTGATCTCAGATATTCGATCACTTTTTTTTGATCGGGGGAAAGTCTACCGCCCGTGGCCCTCTTCATTTCCACCCAAAGATTGCAGGAGGGGATATAAAGATCGGGTATCCCTCTGGTTACCCCCTCTGCCTTCAGCCGTGTCGCCACGCTGATGCTGCGCTTCTCACCATTCGGGATAGCAAAAATCAAAGTGTGCGGATATTTGGCCCGAAACCAGTTCACAAACCCCACCTGTTCAGAATGCTCAGAGTGCTTAAAACGGTATGTCTTCGACACCCCAATCAGCGATTGGGCCTTCTTGCGTCTCATATTTTCTCTCCACTTTTGTATAGTCGAACTGCACAACCTCAAAATATTTCGGATTGTATGTCGAGGGTTTTATTTTGATGCGGCTGGGCCAATTCCAGAAGTGGCACTCGTCCATCGCCTCGTCTGTCGTGTCAGCGCCAGAGGCCAGCAGTGACCGCCGCGCCTGATATCTGCTGGCCGCATAGCCACCGTGATTTGGACAAAGCCATTCGTTTACGCTTCTCATCCCACAGTAGTACGTCACCTTTACCGAATCAGGTTTGCCCTCTTTGCGGTGCCGATGATAAAGGACGCTATCCACGTCCACCCATTCGGCCTTCACTTGGCCCGACAGCATGGCCCCATCGTAGCTTTTAGAGCCGTGATTTAATGTGCGAGGTGGAAACTCATGGCCGCAAACGTGGCACTGCAACGCCGCCGCAGGACACATTGTTTGGCAAGCCTCGCACTGCTTGACGGGTGCCGCACCCTCTTCTGCCTTCGCAGATTTATCCTTGGGCTTTACCTTATCAATAAATCCATGCCGCTCAACATTGGCTCCAAAATCAAGCACCAAGCAATCAGTCTTGCCTTCGGCAATCCTAGTGCCGCGCCCAATCATTTGGACATACAGCCCCGTAGATGCTGTCGCCCTGACCAGCGCAACAACGTCCACGGCAGGGTGATCAAATCCAGTGGTCAGCACGTTCACATTTATCAGGCATTTAATCTTACCGCTCTTAAAATCGGCAATGGTTTTCTCGCGCATTTTGTTGCTGTCGCTGCCAGTGATCACAGCGACCTCAATGTCGTGGTAATCAAACTCATTTGCCAACATATGCGCGTGATCGACGCCGCTGCTAAACACCAGCCAACTTTTGCGATCCTCGCTCAGTTCCACGATTTCTTCAACAGTCTTCCGCACCAGTTCGGGATCAGACGCAGCAGTGGCAAGGTCGCTCTCAATAAACTCACCGCCCCGCTTCTTTACATTGGTCAGATCAATTTGGTTCAGACCACCTTTGCTAATGACAGGCGACAGGTAGCCCTGCTCCATCAGCATATCGATTGGAATGTCATGGGCAATGCCGTCAAAGATAGCGCCCTCGCCTTTGTGCAAATACCCTGTGTCGAGCCGATACGGCGTGGCTGTCAGGCCCACAACTTTAATGGCAGGATTGCACACTTTCAAATCGGCAATAAAACGATTGTATCGCGTCTCAGTATTCTTGGGCAACATATGCGCCTCATCGATCAAGATCAGGTCTGGCGCAGGAACGATGTCATAGGCGCGTTCCCAGACGCTCTGAATGCCAGCAAAGGTAATGGGGCGGTCTAAGACCTTCTGTTTTAGCCCTGCACTGTAGACCCCGTAATCAGCCTCTGGATACATCTTTAAAAGGCCATTGGCCCCCTGCTCCAAAAGCTCTTTTACATGCGTCACAATCATTACCCGTGTGCCAGCAAATGACATAGCGTCCTTTACGATCTGCGCTATAATGGCCGTCTTGCCCGACCCCGTTGGGGCCACGATCAATGGATTATCACCAGCCTTGCTTGCCCAATAATTGTACAAGCCATCGACGGATTCTCTTTGGTAGTCGCGCAATTCAAATGTCATGGGACAGAACTCTTTCTTCACGTTGACTTTTCTTCATCAAACAAATCACCCAAGGCCGCTGTGCGAAACAGCGCGGGTTCGTGGGCTAATCTTTTCATTTGTTTCGTTTCAAAAAACCCAATGTATTGCGGATTGTTTATCATAAACAGGCGTGTAAACAGGGCAATGAAGTCGTTAGATATTTTGTAATCATCCCCTTTTGTCACAATAGAGCTTTCCCATCGTACTCTGTTAGCAATTAGCCACCCGCTTAGTCTTAAATGCCCCCTGTAAATGGCTTGAAGAGTGTATCGCTCAAACAACCTGTAAAACTCAGGGTTTAAATTGTGCCATCTTAACCACTTTTTCCCCAAACGGCTTTTGCTTAACATTTTAAAAAATTCATCCTCGGTCATTTTACAATCCTATCCAAAAAATCATCAGCATCCTTCTGCGCCTTCAAGATTGTCTTTTGGCTCATAATCGGGACACCTATTTCGTCATTGTCCAAATCGGCTGAGATGTTATCTGCGACATTGTTTGACACACGATCTTTTATTTTATGCCATTCCAAATTTAACGCAAACATTCCAAGCAGCACCGTAAATATACAGGCCATTTCTTCCTGCTCAATTTCGTCTGGCAAAGTTAAATACAGAGCATTAACGATATCCATCATTTCACTTGGCGTCTTCATTAAACTTCTCCCTCAATTCTTCACTGTTGTCTTGATTACGAATGACGCCCTGTGGGGTCTGATACTCCACGAAATCATCTCCAGCGTCTATGATCTCCCAATCATCAGGCACCATAAACGGATTAAACAGGTGGCCCCCCGCGCCCTCCTTGCGGCTCCAAGTGCCGTCCCGCTCTGGGGTGCTGTGGGCGTCCGTCCGATCATTAACCTCTGGCAATTCACCGCCGTGGCAAATTGGAATATAGGAGCAAAACCTACAGGCAAACTTAGACGGGTCGTGGCTGATTTTGCTGGGTGGCTTTTCATCAAAAATGATATTGCTGGCCTTACTGATCAGCATCTCACCTTCTGCCCGATCCCGCTTGATCCGCTCAGAATAAATCTCATCTGTGTTTTTGTTCACGGCAAAAAAATAGCAACGATCAATGTCAGCCAAGTGCATTCCAACCTGACACTGCGCCCAGTAGATCGGCTTGCTAATCCTGACACCCTTCATTTTTGTTTGGGCAAACGACTTGTCGTTCATCGTTTTAAATTCCAGCGTATGTGGCTCTTTGCTTTCTGGGAAGCCAATGCCAATGCCGTCTAGGCTCAAAGCAAAGTGACCCCCGCAGGCCGTGTAATTTATCTGTCGGCCCGTTTCTGGATCGACCTCCCACACCTCCACACCAATCGCTCTCAAGTTTGCCACTATCCGCTCTTCCTCGCGGTCACCCGTTTCAAACAGGCGCAGCATACGCCCCTCAAAGCTCTGTGATAGCGCGTGGCGAAACTGATACCACAATGCCCTACTGCACGGGTTGCCTATCTGTGAGCCGCCCATATGCGCCCTGTGGCCGTTATCGCGGCTGGCCTCGTAGTGTTCGTAAATTTTCTGCACTGTGGGCGATGGATTGTATTTTTCAAGGTTCATCTCGACAGTTCCTTCTCCATCACGTTAACTGTATCCTCAAGGCTGATGAATTTATCTGGTGTTTCTTCATCAGTCATCTCATGCATTGCCCCAGTAAACTCAAACAAAGAGTTTCTATGCAGACCAGCCAAGCCAACTTTAACTTGATAATCGTTCCAGATAAATTCACGCAGCCCACGAAAGTGCGTCTTGATAAATGTGCCGTTTTTGCGTTTGTGGCCGCGCACAATGTGAAATATTTTCTTTGTGTTTCCATTTTCGTTAACCACTTTCTTGCGGTCAGCAAAGAAATATGGTGTGCGAAGCATGTCGATGGAAAAAGACACAGAGTGTTTTTTCTTGCTTACACGAACTGTAATGCCATTTTCTTGCATCATTGCGCCTGATACTGCCAACCAAAACAATTCAGTAATAAATTCTTCTGGTGTTATCTTATGATGGCTCGACATATCCAACAGATACTTCGGCCAATCCCACTGCATTCTGACGTAGCCGTGGCTGTTTTTTATTTTATAATGCTTTGGCTTGCATATTTTTAGCGGGGTCACGATGCCCTTATCTGAGACACTCAGGTATGCGTAGTCCATCGCAGCGTTTTTGTTTTTGTCCATAAAAATCAGACCGATTTGAAATATCTGCTGATTACTACCCTGCACGTTAAAGGGTCGTTTTTGTTTCGAAAAAAACATAAAACATAACTGAGCAACGATATCATCGTCAGATCGATCATTTACCATCATTTGTTTCGTTTCATCGTCCATTGCGAATGAACCAAATCTGTTCGGCAGATGGAAACATCCAAATGATGGTAGTTTTTTAAAATTAGCAGTGCGCTCTGCGCTAAAAATTGCGTCTTTGGACATCACAGAACAGCCAATACGGCTAAACATTTTATAATGTTCTGGGTCAGTTTTTTTAAAAAGTGGTAGACAATCAAATGCACTGTCTAATCCGTCGAGCAAATCACCCAAGTAATAGTGCGCCCCATAATGATCGGCGCTGCGCCGTTTGCTTTTTTTGCGCTTCTTAATTACCTTCTCAACAGGCTTGCGAAATAAAGACTTCAACCATTCCAGTAATTTTTTCATTTTCCCTCTCCTCTCTATTTGTAAAATGGGGCAGCAAAAGCCACCCCATCGCAAAACAGATTATCGCTTCCAAGGTGGCGCTGCCGCCGCCGCAGGGGCCGCTGTGGCAGAGCCGTTGGTTTTGGCACTTGAGTACCCTTTGATCTCATTGCTGGCGCTGTACTGGCCGTCTGCGGCCTTGACTGCCACCTTCACCACCAAAGGCTTGTCGTGCAACTCGCTGCTGTCTTGGGGCGTCATAACGCCCGTTGCGTGACAGATGGCCGACAGAGTGCGCTGTGCTATGTCCACTGCAATCTGATTGGGGTTGTTGAGGTTCAACCGATCTATCAATTTTCGGCCAGCGTACTGGCCCTCAACAATCTCCAGACCAAGCTGCAAATAGCTGCCAGTCATAGCCTTGGTGGGCTTCTCCTCGCTCTCGACAATCACTGCCGAATAGTTTCCCGCTGGTAGCGGCTCATATGTTGCGGCTGGTTCAATAGCCGCTGCGTTAAAACCATTTAGTTCCATGTGAGTTTTCCTTTCACTCTGCTACAAAATCTGCAAATGGGTTGCGGTCAAACGTGAAGGCCAGAGGCTCAGACACGTTGAACCGATTTTTCGTGACGCTCGACGCCTGTGGGTGGCA